GTATAAGAAATTGACGCGGCAGTTGTGCTGTATAAATTCGCAGCATCAAATGTTTTAACATACCAAGTCGTGGCAACGCCAGCGGCGCCAGGAATTACAGAACAACGAGACACGTCGCCTTTGAAAATTGCTCCGGCAGTTCCCCAACCAGAATTTGCAAGTCGCACTTCATAACCAAGCACATCCAATTCCGGAGCATCGTCCCAATCCAATTGAAGGACTTGATTGGATATCGAAGCAACAAGATTGGTTGGTGAGCTTGGAGGATTAGTTTTCCCAACAACTGTATGATTGCTGGAATAAACCCAAGGCCCAGAACGGCCAAATTCCGTAGCATAACGAAGTCTGATTTTATATGCAGAACCTTCTTGAACATTACCGAATGTGATGCCGGACTCATCGATGGAAACTATTTGCTTTATCCAGTCCTCGGCAGTGGATGTCGTGTCATCAATTTCAGCTTCAACATAACGAACCGTCTCAGGAAGATTGGACGGATTGGTGAAAGAAAGTTTGATTGCGTATGAGTATTTGCCAGGAGCAAGCCGCAGCATTACTCGCTCATCGCTGATGATGCTTTGAATAGTCGGAGTGACAGTGATAGTTTGCTGAAGAAGTTTTGGCGGCTTCGTAATTTTGGAATTAAATGCTGGGATAGCTTCAGAATCGCTATTGTAGACAGCAGGACTGTAGTCAGTCATCGTGATTCTTGCAGAACCATTCGGGAGAGGTTCAATTCCTGTGACGATAAGATCAACAGATTCAGAAGACAGCGTACCAAAAATAAACAGCAAGCCAGTTTCAGCTTCAAGAGTGGTTACGCTAGCAGTCAGATCTATGACAGAATAAATTCCGTCAAAAGTTTTGACCGCGACAGTTCTTGTTATGTTGGTTGAATCGTTAAGCCGAATCCTGATTGTGTATTGAGTTCCTGCGGCCATGGCGACAGGTTCATCAAGTTCAATCTGCGTCGCAGAAAGTCGGTTCTTAATTCTTCCGCTGCCAAGCCCCCACATCGGAACGTCGTGCTGGACTTTAACAAGATCGCCGCGAGTACAAATCAAATGCTCAAGATCAGCATTAAGAGTATAGGTCTCCGGACGAAGTTTGATTTGTGCAAGATGAAATCTGGCGTGCTTATGAATCGCAGAAGCTGTCGTAACTCCCGGCAGCGTGAGCCCTTCAAACAGAGTCGCATTAGTCGCATCATATCCGTCATTGTACACGATTCGTTCGTCAGGCTGGAAACCTTTCTCAGAGTTATTGAACTGCACTCTGAAAGCGTGTGGCATCTTCGGAAGTGCTTTTGTAGATTCGAATCCCCAGCTATTGTGCGTTGTGAATAATTGCGCTACTGTAGTTCTAGCTTTGTCAACAACGATCGTCCATTTTCCATCGCGCAAAGTAGGAGATGCTCGTCCTGCCGCGCACACATCTCTAAGAACATCAAGCAAGCTGCGTTGGTCTGTGACGACCATGTCGAACATAAAAGCATTTGTTCGGCAGAAAGTATGCCAACTCTCAAGCGCAGTCAAATCGATCTGGCTATCCGCAACAGCTTGAGCATTTGCTGGGTGTTGAAGAATCCCGCGAAATAAACTTGCTGGATTTCTAGTCGGTCTTGTCACCCAGCTTGTGGTTGCAGAATCATAATCTTTGAAGACACTGTGGACGGTTCCTGAAATGCCATCAACAGTATTGTTGACTTGGTTGGTCGCCTTGAAACGAGCGGCAGTCATCGCCAATGGCTTGGGAGGATTTACGGGCTTGGAATTATTGTAGCCTGTAACGGTAACCAGATAACACGCGGCCATACGCTGGAAATTTTTGCCATCTTGAACAACATCAACATTGCTTGCAGAAACCTGATTGACTCGCACTTCATATCTTCCGAGCGGAACATAGAAATTTTTGTTGAGAGTGAATGCGTCTTTTCTGCAGGCATAGTCTTCGTCGACGCCGCCAATGCGTATCGTTTCGGAAGCAGTTCTAGTTATCGTTGCAGAAGCAATCGTAAACACTCTTCCGGAATATGTGAGTGCCGCGCCAGTTACTGATCCCGGTCTGAGGCTTGTTGTGTTATAAACTGCATCGCCAAAAATGCAAATTTTCCATAGAGAAACTTCGCTCGCAGGAATTGTAGGCAAAAGAGCGGGAGCGTTATACTGAAACGGAAAAACAAAAGCTCCTTGTCTCGTTGCTAAGTCTCCTGTGGGAGCGTTGTTCGGATCTGATGTAAAAGCGCCATAACGAATTTTGATATTGTTGACCGAATCTACAGAGACAACTGCCCAACGATAAACTTTTTCCAGCTGTTGATCGTTATCAATGTTAAACCAAGCAGAAGTCAAATTGAATCTTTGGGTGACAAAATTTTGCTCAACATTACCCCAAGAACCTGTCGGAGCAAGCGTAACAGGATCAAGAGAGCGCACTTGAATATTAGCGCGGAATGCATTCTGCCAAACCTTGCCAGCTTTCTCTCCCGAAGTCTGAACAAGCCGCATACCTTGCGGGAAATGCAAACAAATTTGCACTCTGCTTACGGTGTCTTGCAGAACCTGAGAAATCCAAGTGGAGGCAGGAGTTTGATCTGATCCGGCAAGTTGAGTATTGATTGTCGCTTGGCAAACATCATTCCCATAGAGAGAATTGAACCTTACGTAATCGTCTGTGCCGTATCCGTCAACAGTTTCATATTCGACTTCCTGCATATCATCAATCGGAGTGTCGCCAACTCTTATGTCTGAAACTTGAACAGGACCATATCCCCAAACAAGAAGTTCTCTGAGATAACTTTTGGTTGAGTCTGTTTCAGAATAAATCTGAGCACCCAACGGAGCAGTCACTCTGTGGCGACCAAGAACAACAGGAATTGCTCCGTAAAAATTTGCTTGATTCGTTCCGCCATAAAGAATATTCTGCGCGGCAGCAGTTCCTGGATCTCTCAATGCCGGAGGGCGAACGGGAAAAATCGCATTGATTAGCAAATTTCCGGCAACCATGATCGCAGCGCCAGCAGCTGCGGCCCAAGCGCCAGTAAGTCCCAGCGCAGGAGGAAACCAAACGCTAACAACAACAAGAACGATCAATGCAAGAATGCGGAAGAATTCGCCGCGAGCAACTGCGCGGTACTCGATGCGCGAACCTTTCGCCGGGACAAGATCCGTCCATTGGCCTTTCGGAATTAAAATTCCGTCAACAAAAACGACGCCATCATGCGGTACGAGTGAAGCTCCAGGAATTGATTCTACGATCTGCGCAATCGTCAAATTGTCAGGAACAACACCATCAATTCTTTGCGTCTTTAACGGATGTGGGGATGCATGAAGTGTTACGAGATCAGAGTTTGGCCGATACGCATATATGCCTTCTGTCCTACTCGACCAACGCACACCATCAAGAGGCTCGATAGTGCAGGAGCCACCTTCGCGAACGTGCAGAAATTTCTTATCGCCGATAAATATTCCTACGTGGCATAACACTCCGACGATGCGAAAAAGAACAACATCTCCGATTTGAGGAGTATCTGTTTTCTCCCAAGCATCTTTTCGCTCTGAAATGAGTTGAGCGATGTCGGTGTATTGTTCAGGTTCGTAGTCTTCAACATAAGAAGGAATTGCGATCGCAAATTGCTCGGCATAAACAAGCCGAACCAATCCCCAGCAGTCGAGTCCGTCGCGAGTTCTTCCTTTGTGAAGATACGGAAGACCGACATATTGATTCCACCACATTAGAATAATCCCGGAAAATAACCTGGAGTGAAAGTGTGCGCAGGAAACGGTTCAATCGTCAGAGCTTCAACCGTCAATTCTGCGGTGATGGAATCTGCAGTATAGTTTATCGCGCCAAGCAAGAATCCCGGAAAACTAACCTCAACCGTGGAAGGACTGCTCGATAAAACAAGCTCAAGCAATACCGAAGGAGCGGACGTGAGCGTGCGGATATATGGAATCAAATATCGAGTCACATCGTATATCTTAATTGTCGCTCGCGGCGCAGAGTCTACCTGTTCAGAAGGCAACGTGATTTCAAAAGGCAGAAAATAATAATTGGCACTTCTGCTCACAACGCCATACAGGATTTCGTCTTCGGTTTCACTTATGCGCTGCGTATAGTTATCGCACAATCGGATCGGTGTCGTGATTCCGGTTCCCGTGATTGTCAGAAGCGTAATGAGTGTTGTGTCTGCATCTTGAGCAAACATCGAGCGAAGAGCGGCAGCAGATAGTCCAGTTCTGCTCATGGCATAATCTCAAAAGTCATCTGGACTTTGAATCTTCCGGGAGCAAGGTATGCGATGTTATAAAGCACGCCAGAATCTTGAGGAAGAATTCTAACTTCAACAGACACGCCAGTTCGAGGATGAACAAAATTGAATCTGTATGTTCCGTATATCGTGCTCTCAATAAATGTTTGAAGAGTCGCTACTTGCGCAGTAGTCATATTGAACGACAACCCAAGCTGAGTTGGTTTCGTTCCTCTCTTTCGCATCTTTGCTGGGCCGCCGTCCATCGGAGATACAAGCATGAGCACGCCGCCAGACTCGGAGTAGTCTGTGGTCGGAGTTTGCGGAAGGCCAACAGGCCAATTGATTGTTGTGGCCATTATCTACCGACCAATGCTGGCGTGCTTCCGAATGCGCCTCTTATCGATTTGTTGGCGGAGCTTCCGTGACGAGCAATCTCTCCAGCGACCATGTCGCCAATTGTCACCTCGACTCTCCGATTGCCGCGACTGTCAGTTGTTTCTTTACTCGATGCGTTCGCGCTGGAATAATTCTGAATGTTCACAACAACTCCTCCGCCATTCCCGCTAGAAGTCATCTTGGTTCCGACAGCAACGATCTCGCCAGCTTTTGCGGTAAATGAAACTGGATGCTCCTGATTTCCTCCAGCCACTTTATAGAGTCCGCCAGTTGCATTTGAAAATCCGCCAAGAGCAAAGTTTGTGAAGCCGCTTGCCGATGATGAAATTGAACTGCCAAGACCCGAGAATCCACCTTTAAGAAATCCGCCAAGGAATCCGCTAACAATATCGCCAAGAGGATCTGTAATCAACTTTCGAGTAATCATTCGAAGGATGTCTTGCGCAATACCTTGCAAAACTTCAGAGAATGCCTTGCCGCCGACGATGGCGTCTTCGAATGCGCTGGTGAAAGTCAAACCTAGTTCATGCCCAATCTTGTTTGCTTTGTCCGCTTTATCGTATGTGTCTTGCAGAGTTTTCGCGGCAGCATCAATCCCACGATTCAGATTTGTGCTGTCAAGATCATACTCAAGAAGCTTCTTTACTTCCGCAGCATACTTCTCTTCTGGCGTCATCAAATCCAAAATCAACTTGCTGCGCTCCTTGTAAAAATCGGTCGCAGCTTTCTGCTCTTCTCGCGCACGCTCCATCGACTGCTGATAAAAATATTGCTGAACGTCATCCGTATCCTGAATAAGTTCTTTCTTTGTTTTCTCAGCCTCTTTAAAATAGTAAAGAACCTGATCGATCGCTTGCTGGTCTTTCTCTACTTTTACATTTGACGTGTCAATCTCGCCAGGAGGAGCAGTAACACTAGACAAGAGAGATTCGCCTTTGGCAGATTTGTTTAACTCCATCCACCTTTTCGTTTCGGCCTTAAATTTCTCGCGCAGAGATGCAAGCTCTTTTTCAAATTGAGCTATCTGTTTATCAGACAATTTCAGATCAGGAAACCACCAGTGTTCATTATTCGGATCGGTAGTTCCTGACGCCAGTTGAGCTCGTCGCAATTGTATCTGATCAAATAAATTTTTGATTCTCTCATTCGTAAGATCAATTTCGTTTCGTGGAGCGAATGCTTTGGCAAGGCGATTCGTTATGTCGGTTAGCGCAGGTGCCAAATCGGTGATCATAGACTTAGCAAGATTCTTGCTGGAAAGTGCAAGGTTTCCAAACGAATCATTCAGCGCATCAAATTTATCAGCCTGCTCTTTGGTTATTACGCCGCCAAGTTTATCAAAATCGTTGGCGAGAGTCTTTAGTCCCGCAGAACCTTCAAGGATTAAAGACGCATTCTCCTTAAATGTTTTGCCAAAAAGAGTCTGTCCTAAAGTAGCTCGCTCAAGAGGATTTTGAATTTTCGCAAGAGCGTCTCCAACCATTCCAAGCTGATCGGCGAAACTAACTTTAGCCAATTCTTGCGCATCAAGGCCAAGCCGCCTAAACGAAGCAGCAGCATCTTTATTTGTTCCGAGGACAGCGCCAGAAATTGCTTTGGAATATTTGGAGAATGTAGTGTTCAAAGATTCGATGGACGTGCCAGACTGCTTGGCAGCATAGTCCAGAAAAGAAAGCTGCTCAACAGACTGGCCTGTGTATCGAGACATGTCGCGGAGTTGATCACCAAGATCAACAATTCCTTTGACCATATTTCCGAACATGTCTGCTGCCGCGACAGCAGCAGACGCTAACGCAAGACCTTTGAATGCAGATTTGATCGATGATACGCTAGAGCTTACATTACGTTGAAATCCAGTCACAACGGAAGAAGCTTTGTCGAGATCTCGCTGGAGAGAGTTTACATCTGCCGCGAGTTTTACTACAAATTCACCGGCTATCATTTTGCTCTATCCGCTTTGACTTTTAGATACGCGATCCAATGAATGAATTCGGATTCGCTCAATTCCATTATTTCTGCGGCTGTTTTATGTAGATGCTCCGCTAATTGAAAAATGATGAAATCGTACGAATCCGATGTCAGTTTCCCTCAGCGATTTCCAGCGTGTCAGAGTTAAGAAGTTCTCCGGCGACACGAGCCATCACATCAGGATCTGCATTCGTCATAAGCTTGCGCTTGTCTTCCAACGTGAACAAAGGATTCCCAGTTGAATCTTTTGCAAGTTCAATCAGCGCATATGCAAGAAGCTCAAGACCGCTGGCTTCGTTTTTCGAAAGACGAGCAAGCTTCGCTTTCTGAGCAAGAGTGATTGGCTTTGCATAAATCAGCAAAGGGCCAGAGGCATCTCCCCACTCTGACACTTCAATCTTTTTGATCTCTTTCGCTTCAAAGTGAGCGACGACTTTATCAATAACGCTCATGCCAGAGTCGCCTTAGTCAAAGTGCCAGTCCCCGTAAAACTAAATTGAGCTTCAACCATGCCGCCAGTTTGAGCAGAGAACGTATAACTCGTGACGATTCCAGTTCCGGTGTAATACGTTTCAGACGTCGCAGCAGTTGCACCTTCAGGATAAAAATTGAGCACGACAGTGGCGCCAACAGTCAAAGCCATCTGACCATTGGTATCAAGTTCATCCCAGAAACAAGTTGCGCTGCCAGACCAAGATTTAAGTCCGGTCTGGTAGGTTCGTGCCAAATCGCTCAGCACCGTGTCTTCGATGGTGTCAGCAGTTTCCTGAAACTCCCACGAGCGGAGTTCTGCAATTGTGGCCGTGCCGCCAGTCGCGCCAAGTTTGATTAGACCTTCAGAGCCAAGATGATTCGCCATATCAGATCTCCATTAAAGCGTGGACTTGGTCAACGCACCAGTCCCAGTGAATGAGAATTGAGCTTCAACCATGCCGCCAGTTTGAGCGGAGAAGGTGTAACTCGTGACGATTGCGCTGCCAGTATAATAAACGTCGGTCACCTGATTACCTTCTGGCATCATATTCAAAGTGATGAGAGAACCAACAGTCAATGAGATTTGCGCAGCATCAGTCTCATCCCAGAAACAAGTTGCGCTGCCAGACCAAGATTTAAGTCCGGTCTGATAGGTTCGTGCCAAATCGCTCAGCACCGTGTCTTCGATGGTGTCAGCAGTTTCCTGAAACTCCCACGAGCGGAGTTCGCCAAGAAGATTCGTAGCGCCAATTCTGATGACGCCTTCTTGCCCAATATGATTAGCCATGAGTTATTCTCCTAACTCGAAATTGAATTCAAAGACGTCCGATATTGGGCAGAATATTCTGCAGAAATAATTCCTGCAGGTTGATCAGCTTCAATGAGTTCAAAAGTTACGTTCGTCGGAATCAGATTAACAACCAAACCTAAAAGTGTTGCGTTTGATTTTAATTTAGAATGAACATCAGTTACGATCGGATCCGCCAATTGGTCTGGCACGTTCCCTCGAACAATTACAGAAACTTTGAACGTAAGAATCCACTCAAAAGTATTAAATGTATCTTGCGTGCAAATATCACTTATCGGTTCAACGACGATGGCCGGAGATTCGCCGCGAGACAGAGGCTCGACGCGGCTGCGGTAAATTCGAGAACCGACACTTACCGTTCCTGAAAGTGCAGTCGCGACTGCCGCGAGAATCGTCTCTCTTTTGCTCACAACCTAAACCTTGGAAAGAAAAACCAAAGTGAAATTTCCGTCGTCTTGCGCGCGAACCTCTCTGACGGAATACGCAATTCCATTCACGGTGAGAGAACTGCCATACGCAAGCGACGGATAAACAGAAGACTTTATTGTGAGCATATAATCACTCATCAAGACCATTCCTCCACCAACCATTTCTGTCGGCATATCGAGGATTCCGGTAGTCGTTGTCGTACCGTTGGTTACGGCTACTCCAAAATCCGTGAGAAATGAATCTAAAGTCTCTGCAATGGCCATTTGTTATTTGGCGGTTTTTTCTGCCGCGACAGGAGCTTCTTCTGCTTTACGCAGCCGAATAAGAATCCCGGCTTGTTCATCCGGAAGATCATAGATCTTTCCTTCCTCAACAAGTTCGCCAGAACAAAAAGTGGTGCGAAGAATTTTAACTTTCATAAAAGTAGAGGGCAGTTTCCCGCCCTCTTCTCCATAGCCTATGGCTGTTAGGTGGTCAACGCATCAAGCATCGCAGCAAACGACTCGGGATGCCGGACAGCGATATCGATGTCCTGAAGCGTCACGATTCGGATGGTGCCGGCAGTGCTGGCGGTGTACGGATCGACCATCAGGTCAAGCGATCCCCACATGCCGACAAGCAGGTCATTGAAGTTGCCGAAGATGATCGCCGAACAAACGCTCGTGCTGGTACCTTTGGTTAACGTGCTGGAGACCTGATTGGTCACAGCAACAGGATAACCGTTCATGCGACCGTCCATGCCAAACAGCGGGATGTCGCCGTAGGTCGAGTTGCTGAATACTTGCTTGAGTTTGCCACGAACCTTGGTGTTCGTCAAATAAGCAAGCGCACCAAGATCGGCATTGTCGATGGCGACTTCAGTCTCAAGGCCAACGATGTGGCTGTGCGCGGGAGCCAGACCGTTAGTGCCGCCGACAACGGAGCCAATGCCGGAAACATTCACGATGCCGAGCGGCTGGTTGCTGGAACCAGAGCCATGAATCGCGGCACGATCAATTTCGATCGCGAGAATCGTGGCCAGATCGTTGCGCACGAAAGTCTCGACATCAATCGAAGACTGCAGAAGGAGCTTGCGGCTGATATCCGTGAAAGCACCAACAGTCTTCGGAGTCATGGTGACCTGATCGAAGGCCTGTTGGCTTTCGGTCGGAGAGGAATTTTCAGCCACCCAGTAGGCAGTGGCGCCACCAGTCTGGCGAGGAATTGCAACCTGACCATTCAGGCCAGTTAGCATCTGCGTGCCAAGACCCAAGACGACAGCTTTGTTGCGCAACACATCAATGAAAGACTGCGCGAGAAGATCGGTCTGAACGGTGTGGCCGCCAGCGGTATTCGTACCAACCAGCAAGTCTCGTTTCAGGACGTCCGACGGAATCATGATGCCGCGAGACTGTTTGCCCATTTTCTGAGCGGCAGCTTCACTGGCTTCGAACTCGAACCGAGCAGCTTCCTGAGCTTTACGATCCGTGGGATTGGCAAGCGCATTGATTGCGCGCATGAACGAGAAGTTGCGCACTTCGCGATCAGTCAGACCAACATCAGACTCTTTGCCAGTAATTGGCTTCGCATTCACGTTCATTTCCTCCAGGAAAATTGCACGAGCTTCATCAATCGCTTTCCCAGAAGAGATCAGCGAGCGAGAAAGATCCTGTTTTCCAAACTTGTCGCCAAGGGCAGTGATGGTTGCAATGCGACTGCGTTCGGCTTCGACAGCCTGCGTCGCAACAAGCTGCACATCAATTGCAGCGGTGTTGTCTTCCGACATGGATAACTCCTCTGTGGGTTGGATTTCCGCAGGCTGTGCGGATTCTTCTGAACGATGCAAAATGACATCGCGCTCACCTTCCGCTACGGAACGGCCAACACCAACGGTATTGTCTGCCGGAACCGAAACGATAGATACTTCAAATGGCTGCCAATCAGTCGCAGTATACGCTGGCTTGCCATCTTTAATCGACTCAACCATCTGATTGATTCGATAACCAAAAGAAACATTCTTAAGAATTCCGTCAGAAACCATTGACGAAATTTCTTGAGCTCTGGCCGTATTAGCAAAACGCACTTTTGCGTATCCACGACCATCAACAATTTTTGCAGACTCGACGACTCCGATCACATCATCAAGATTGTGATTGAAAAGCAGAGGAGCAGAATCGTTGAGGCGAGAAAGATCTGCCGCCCCAGACTTGTGCGATAAAATCTCTTGGCCGAAATATCGATCAACGGGAAGTTCGCTAGAAAATGGGAAGTCTAGCGTTCGACTTTCGTCAATATTCTCAGCTGAAAATTGAACAAATCGGTGAAGAATTGGCAATTTCAAAATCGATCACCTCACAGGCATTTTAGCCTTTAGTGGGAATTATGGCCTACTATTTCCAAAAAGAAAACATTATGCGTCTAGTTCAACTGCGATCGGCGTGACATCACCTTCATTTGAAGGAGCCAGAGTTTGCGTTGCTCCCGCAGAATTGACTTGTGAAGGATCGGTATCAAAAACAAGATTCATATTTTCCATCTTGTCAAGCTCGTCCTGCCTGTCTTCGAAAAGTTCATCTATGTCGCCGCCTTGCTGAGCAACAACTTCACGCAAAGTGGTAAAGCCACAGCGCACAGCATCTTTCATCGCTTGAATTTCTTTTGCGGGATCAACCCACGACCAACCGCGAGGAGTCCATTTCACTTCTTTGTAAAAGTCTGGATTCAATTCATAGTTCTGCAAAGGCAGAGCACCAGACATTACAGCGACATCCATCCAAGCATCATAGACGATTTCGTGAAAATTCTCAATCAACCAATTCTGCAAAACACGCCAATTGTCTCGATCATCCAACAAAGCCAAGCGACTGCTGGAATAGTTTGACATCGAATAGTCTCTACTCAAAGACTCATAACTGACTCCGACGCCTGCGGCCATAGAGCGAAGCATCGCTCTCACAAATGGTTCGAATTGTCCGCTAGGTCTATGCGGATTGGATTCAACAAACGTCTCTCCAGGCTGGAGTCGCTCAATTTTTCCAGGTTCGAAACTGGAGACCGCAACACCATCCCAGGTGCCGTCTTGCAGAACGTCTTCTTCTGGAGAGGTAATAAATCCCATTCTGCAAGCTTCTGCTCTCGCAGCAATTACTTCTGCTTCCGTATATCCATTGAGATGATGTAGGCGCAGAATCGAAGAAGCAAACCACGGCACGCCGCGACTCTGACCGGGACGCTCCTGCTTGTACAGATGAATGATTTCAGAAGCAGGAATTCGATATGCGTCTCGCTCTACAGTCGCAACGCCAAACGGATAGTCTCCGGGATGCTTGCCTCTGAAATGATAAGCCACAGGACGACCCCAGCTGTCGCGCTCAATCCCCATGCGGATTTCGTTTCCATTCTTGGCTTGAACATTCATGCGCTCATCAAGAAGATCAGCTTCAATGATTTCCAAAGCGAATGGAATTTTGCCACCACCAAAAGATTGACGAACCATGCGCACCAAAACTTCGCCAGACTCCGCAACTGCAGAAATAATTTGCCGTTCAATATCGCAGAAAGAAAGGATTCCTGCGGTATGACACGTCTTCTTATTACACCAGTTTTCCCAAGCAACATCGATCTGTTCATTCACTACGGCATCTTGCTTTCCACCACGACGCATTTTAACGGCAGGCTGCATTGTGATGCCTTGACCAACGACATTGTTTACGATATTGCGCATCGCATTTTTCGCATAGTCGTTATTGCGCAGCAGATCTCTTACTCTGTTCCGAAGAGCAGGGAGATCCTTGCGCAATTCAGCATCCATCGTTGTAGTGCTGGCGACCCAATCAGAGACAAGGCGATTATACATTGCGCCTTGAAAAGATCGGCGAGAAGGTTCTGGCTTCTTTTTGGTTTTGAAAAAATCCATGATGCCCATAAATAATTCCTCAGAATTTTACGTAAACTGAACGGCCAGAATCTAAACCTTGCTCAATTCGTTTCTTTCTTCGTTCAGCAGCAAGATCACTTTTCAATCTTAGCTCAAGATTCATCAAATCATTAACAGAAATCTTCTTTAGCGAGCGATTACCAATTGAATATTCTTGCACTTCGCCGCCAGTGATTCTAGCTCGAATTGCAGTCTGAACAGCTTCAAGATCAATTTCAGTTTGAGACCTTCCATCAAAGTTCGCTCCACTAGCAGGAAGAATCCCGACTAACTGAA